GCCACACGTCAGGTTCAGCCACAGTTCGACGTACCGGTGATCGGACGCCGTGTGATCGGTGCTGGTGTCATCGGCCATGATGAACGCTTCCGCCTTGGACGTGGCCGAAATCGTCGAAAGTCCGGTGACAGCGACCGACGCTTCGTTGCTGCCGGGATGCGCACCGAAGTTGAGCGTCGCGGTGCCGATGCCGTTGGCCATGTCAGGACGCCAAGGTGAACGACGCCGTGAACGCGCCCGACGGGAACGTGTACGTGTCGCCTGCGGTGTACCCGTTGGCAGTGATCGTGCCGGACCACAGGAAGTTGCCGCCGGACGACAGATCCCACACGGTGAAGTGCGTCGCGTCCTGCGAACCGGTGATGCTCGCCCACGACACATCTGCGTCACTGGCGATCGACCCGGAAGAAGCGACCGCGAACGACACGAGCTTGCGTGTCGTTTCCGATGCGACGTTCGCCGTGCCGGCCGAGCCGGGTGCACCGACGTGAAGTTGCACGTACGGGGTCGCGATCGCCAGCGACGTGTTGTTGCCGAGAGCGTTCAGGATTGCCGTAGCGGCGTAGGAGCTCAGACCTTCGGCCACTCGTTCACCTCATCGATCACGCGGGCGATACGCCCTGCTGCGTCACGCTCCACGGTGCGTGTCGTCGTCTTCGGCTGCTCTGCGACGTTCACTCGCACCTCGGCGGCCGGGATGTTCACCGTTGTCGGCTGCACGTCCACCACCACTGCGGCGGGCTCGTTGTGCACGTGCACGTCAGGAGTGCGCTGCTCGGGGACATGTACGTCGTTCTGGACCGTCACGGCCGGCGTCTCGACCCGCACATCGGTCGGTGCCTGGTGGAAGTGCACCTGCATCGGTGCGCTGTTCATCTGCGTCTGTGCCGGGTCGACCACCGGGGCCGCACCGGGATATTCCTCGACGTAGTTCAAGTCCTCGAAGTCGCGCATCTCGGACGTGAGCAGCACTGGCGGCTGACCGTAGGTGGCGGCCTGTGCGTTGATGTTCGACGCAATCTGGTACGTCGACCAGCGTGCAGCCGAGTCACCACGGAGCAGACCGTCCACGTTGAACTTCACGTACCGGGGCATCGGCAACAGGTCCGACAACGCCTTCTCCAGCCGGACGATCCACGGCAGGAACGTCACCTGCAGCCGGCGGATGTTGCGCTGCTCGATGTTGGCGTACGTGAGCGTCGTCCCACCGACCGGGATACCCAGATCGGACGGGTCGACCATGTACACCTGTGCGGCGATCTCGGCAGCGGACCACTGGCGGGCCTGCAAGAACTGGGCGGCCTCGTTGGAGATGCCGGTCGGCTTCCACGTCGCACCCGCATCCAACACACCCGGCAGGCCACGGTTACGCGACGTGCGGTTGCGCCGCCACATCTGTGCCAGCGACCGCATGTGCTCCGGCTGCGCCTTCGTCGGCAACTCGATCACGCCAGGCATGTTCAACGACGAACCGAACTGGTCGGACGCGAACTCTTGCGCCTGCAAACCGAGGCCGATGGACTGGCGTGCGTAGTCGAGCGGCGACAGACCGCTGTCCGAACCGGCAAGCATCATCGCTGGGATGTGCATGATCTCGCCCGGGAACTCGCGACCGCTGACCATGAACACCTTGCGGCCGGCCACACGGCTCACACTGATCAACGTCGGGTCCTGCGGGATGAGCTCCACGATCTGCGAACCCGAACGGGTCACGACACAGAACGCGTTGCCATGCAACAGCAGCGACGTGAGCACCTGCGTGCACCACGACGTGAAGTCCAGATCCGTCGTCGGCTGCTTCAACCAGCGCGGAGCCTTCTCCTCGGTCTTGTTGCCCTGCGGGTCCTCGCGGTACACGTCGACCGGCAGCGTCGAGATCGAGTCGGTGATCAGACGCACACACCCGGACACGGCCAGGAGCTGCATCGCCGACGACGGGGACACGACCGCTGCGGACGAGCCACCTTCACCGGGCCAGGTGCCCCACACGGTGGCCTGTGCACGCTCCTCGACTTTGGGTTCACCGAAGAAAGCGCGCAACATCAGCGACCACCACGATCAGCGGCCAGACCGAGGTACAACGCGACCACGCCTGCCGCGCCAAGGGTGGCGGGAACGGAAACCAGGATGCCAGCGGAGACGAGAAGGGCGAGGCCAGCGATCTGCAGGATGGAGCCAAGCATCGTGACCTCCTTTCATTCGTCGTCAAGGAACTCGGACAGGTCGACGAACCCGCCGGGTGTTTCGTCGATGACGGCTTCGCGCGCCACATGCGCGCCCAACGTGACCGCCAACAGCGGCGTGATGTCCACCGTCGACGCTCGAGCGGAGAACACCCACGACTCGCCAGCGGTCCGCACATCAGCGGCCGCCACAGCAGCGTTCAACGGCGGCTGGTCGAGATGGCGCAGACGCACGTTCAACAGGTCGTCCTGCAACGCTGCGCACGCCTTCACAAGATCACCGGGCCCGACCTCACGCCACGGGATACCCGCAGCCTGCAGATGCGGCAGCACACCAGCCGTGGGCGACTTCGCATCCACCACGATCGGCTTACCGGTGTCGTTCCACGCGTTGCGGCACGCATCCACCACCCACGCCGTACCCGCCTCATGGCGAGCAACCTCGACGTGAATCAGATCGTCGCGCTTACCGCAGTAGCCGAGCGCAGCCCACGCCATACCCGGCCCGACAGCGAGCGACGCATGACCGGATGCGATAGCCGACCCAGGATCGGCGCACTCGCGCCACTTGCCGAGCGGCAGGATGCCCGACGTTTCCTGCGTGATGATCACCCCGAGCCGTTCCCGCAGGAACTCCTCAGGGAACGCCGACATCGCGTCCAGTTCGGCTTCGATGAACCGTTCGTCGATGCGGATGCCGAGCGCAGGATTCGCACGCGCCCACGCATCACGATCCGTCGGCAACACACCCGGCTCGTTGCCCCACTCGCAATGCAGTAGACGCTCGGACACGTTGGAACGGCCACGCTGCACCAGCTCAAAAAGCGTTTGTTGCGTGTAGTCCGGTGCCGAAGACGAGTACACCACCTGCGGGTTCGGGACCGCCGACAACGTCGGCAACAACGCACCCATGATCCGCGACGTGAGCGCGAACGCCTCGTCCAGATACACCCGATCACCGGAGAAGCCACGACCCGAACCGGCGGACCGGGCCAGGAACCGCAACCGGGTGCCGAGCTTCGTGATGATCGCCTGATCACCAGCACCCTTACGGATGCCCTCTTTGCCGACCAGGTCGAACAGCTCCGGCGTGTTCTCGATCAGCGACGAGATGCGCAAGAAGTGCTCGAAACAGGTCTTGAACTCATGCGCCGTGTGCACCTGCAGCTTGTCGCCACCGATGAACAGGCCGTACAACTGCAACGCCTCGAGTACGGAGCCCTTGCCGTTTTGGCGTGGACAGATCAGCGTCGCCTCAAAGGCGGACCACTTGCCCCGACTGTCGACCTGCAACATCTCGGTGATCACGAACTGCTGCCAGTCATCGAGATCAAGGCCGGCCAGACGGGCTAGCTCAATCGCTTCCTGTCCGGCGCTTGCCCTTCGATCGGCTGGCAGTGTCAGGAACGCCGGCCGCTGCGAGCCGATCCGTGCGACGGTTTGCGAGCTCATCCAGCACCGACACCTTCTGATCGCCGAGCTTCTCCAGGTCGTCGAGCACCGACTGCAACCGTGCAGCGATCTGCGCCACCACGGCCGGCGGTGCCTGGTCCATGTCGTCGGCAAGCTTGTCGCGCATGGCTTCCAACGTCTTGCGTCGGTCCCCGGTGCGGGCGATGTCACCGATCATGCGACCACCAATCGGAGTTGAGCTGCGCCACCCGCCCCGCGCTTGACGTTGCACTCGCGATGGGCCAACGCGACGTTGGTAGAGCAATCCCAGCCACCTGCGGAAAGCGGCACCAGGTGGTCGATGGTCGGGCCAAGTGGCTGTGACGCTGGGATGGAGATGTTGACGGCCTTGCCGCACAGATGACATCTGCCGGCGTCACGTTCGTAGACCGAGCGGAGGGTGTAATGCTGTCCGATGGTCGCACCGCGTCGACGGGCGTTCTGCCGTCGCCACTTCATTCGGCGTAGCTCCAATTGACATTGCCCAGGGCAAGCCGACTCGGAGCCCTTGCGATGGAATTGCGCAGAGCAGACCACGCACCTGATCAGCGAGCCACGGCCAGCCGCGGCGGGCTCCAGCACATCGGGTGCCAGTGGCTGCGCTCCGTTCAACGGCAACGAGGTTCGCCTCTTCGTGTGACGCGTGTTGGCGGCGCGGCATTTCGCCGAGCAGTAGAGAGCTTGCGGACTTGCGCTGGTGAAGGGCGACCCGCAGAACTCGCAGGTGGCTGCTCGCGCCGGTTGCCTCTGTGGTCGACGGGCAGGGTGTTCCCGGGGAAGTCGCGATGACGTGGCGGCTTGCGGCTTGGTTGCGATGCCGGAAGCAATGCGCAAGATGTTGTACGTCCGCAGGTACTCGCGCTGGGTGTCGTACGAGTGCGCCGGTAGGCAATCAAAGCAGAAGTCTCGACCCGAGTGCGGAGTCACGAATGTGTGGTCGCAGAACGCGCAGGTACGCTCGATCACGTTGGGCACCTCCAGAGTGCTCAGCCAGACCCCCGGCCGTTCCAGCGGTGCGGGGGTCAACTCGTTCATGCGGGCGGGCGCATGATCATGCAGCCCCCCATGCTTCACGGATAGAAACTCGGCGAG